CGGGAGATCAGGGCGAAACGATCAGTAAATTGCGTAACAACGAATAAAATTAGAGAGTCGGTATTTACCGGCTCTTTTTTAGCACAAAATTCCTCAAACATGTACCACAACTTTTCCACTGACCTGTGATAGAATATACTCAGAAGTGTTACTATGGGATTTTATAGCCAGAAATGAGGTGATGATATGGCGAACTTAAAATTAGTTACAAGAAAACTCCAAAAAGCTATATTATCCACCGGATTAATCATAAAAATCGGAACATCGCAATTCTACAGCCATGAACAGGAACGATTGATAACAGTAACAATTATATCAACGCCAGTGTTTAGACCAACAAAACGTGGTGAATGGAAAGATTGTGATTACGAAATACTCCGAACTGCATCCCAGTATGATGTAGTCATGTGCCTAAAAGAAATATGGGAGGCAGTCAGAAAATGAGGATGGACAGAGGTGATTAGATGAACTTAACGCCTAAACAGGAAGCGTTTGCACTTGAATATATAAAGAATGGCGGGAATGCATCTGACGCCGCAAGAAAAGCTGGATACTCTAATGGAATCATTAGAAACGCGACAAAAAAACTGTTGGAAAAAGGTTGCATTTCCGCATATATAGCCGAAAAACAGTCTCTCATTGAAAAACAAAAAGGCACTGACATCATGTCTCTGGCAGAAATTCAGCAGCGCCGCTCCATGATCGCAAGAGGTGAGCTGACTGATTCATTCGGATTTGCTCCGGATTTCTCCGATCAGCTGAAATCCATGAATGATCTGGAAAAGACGCTTGCCATAAAAGAAGCCAGAGAAGAACAGCAGAAAGCAGAAGAAAAAGCTAGATTGCAAGGTGAATACCATATTGATCTGAACATTGTCCCGGACGTATTTCATAAAATGATTAGGGATATTCGAGCAAAGAAACATAGTGAATACATTCTTCCTGGTGGACGTGGTTCCATGAAGTCCTCAACTATATCTCTGATTATACCGGAACTGCTGAAGAATAATCCGAACATGCACGCTCTGATTCTGCGAAAAGTCGGAAACACTATCAAAGATTCTGTTTACGCTCAGATGAAATGGGCTATTGATAAATTAAATCTAAATGAGGAATTTGTGTGCAAGGTATCTCCTATGGAGATTACGTATAAGCCTACTGGACAGAAGATTTACTTTCGTGGTGCTGACGATCCATTAAAGATTAAGTCTATCAAGCCAGAGTTTGGATATATCGGTATTGTCTGGTTCGAGGAGTTAGATCAGTTTTCTAATCCAGAAGAAATCCGAAATATTCAACAGTCTGCTATTCGTGGTGGTAATGAAGCATATAAATTCAAGTCATTCAACCCGCCTAGGAGTAAGAATAACTGGGCGAATGAGTATACGGCAGAAGCGGAAGAAAAAGACGAAAATGTAATGGTTGTGCATAGCACTTACCTTGATTTGGGAATCGAACAGGAATGGCTTGGAGATGTATTCCTTGCAGATGCCGAACATCTAAAAGAAGTAAATCCAGATGCTTACGACAATGAGTATTTAGGCCATGCTAACGGAAATGGTGGAAATATCTTTGAATACATCGAAGAAAGAACTATCACGGATGAAGAAATTAGTCACTTTGACAGAATTTATCAGGGCGTTGACTGGGGCTGGTACCCGGATAAATATGCTTTTTCCAGAATCTATTATGATTCCGCCAGAGAAACAATCTATTTTATTGACGAGATTTACGAAAACAAAAAATCAAATGAATGGACTGCGAATGAAATTAAGCGAAGACAGTACGATGATTACGAAATTACTTGCGATTCTGCCGAGCCTAAATCAATCAATGATTACAGAGATTCAGGACTCCCAGCAAGAGGAGCAATCAAAGGACCGGGAAGCATTGAGTATTCTATGAAGTGGCTGCAAAGAAGAAAGCTTGTGTTTGACCCAAAAAGAACGCCAAATGCTTGCAAAGAGTTCAAGAAATACGAATACGAACGTGATAAAGATGGAAATATTTGCAGTGGATATCCGGACAAGGATAATCATTTGATAGATTCTGTCCGGTATGGCTCAGAATCGTTGTGGAGAAGAAGGGGGTACAGTGCATAAAATGTTAGATAGGTACTTTTCAGATAAAATAAATAAATTCTTAAGCATCGGTTTAAAAATATATGGATCATCTGACATTAACGAAATCTTAAAAGTTGTAGAATATGAAGACATTATTGTGCGAGATACTCCTGTAAGATGGATGGATTTTAAAAGGTAGATTAAATGGGACTTATAACAACACTAAAAAGGTGGTTTAACATGTTTTTCAAAAAACAAGCCGAAGAGGACTTTAATATCCAGGCGGCAGAATTCCCGGAGATGGAATCACTGATTAACCGGTGTGCGAACATCTATAGGGGTGCGCCGGAATGGCTGGATGATGAGGATAATATCAAGACGATCAATTTCGCGAAAACTGTCTGCTCAGAGACAGCACGGCTCACAACGCTGGCAATCGGCATCCAGATCGGCGGTTCCGCAAGGGCTACATGGCTTCAGAAACAGATTAACAAGGTATATTTTCAGATACGTCACTGGGTAGAGTACGGTTGCGCCTATGGAACGGTTTTCATCAAGCCGAACGGTGAGAGCCTTGATGTATTTACTCCGGCAGATGTGATGATTGTGGATTATGACAATCAGGAAATAAAAGGGATTATATTCAAGGATTCTTATACTGTTGGACGAAAATACTATACACGGCTTGAATATCATCGTTTTGTTGAAACCACCGTGGACGGCGTGACAACTTACCCATATTATGTTTCTAATAGAGCCTATGTATCAAAATCCCCTCAGTCAATTGGCAATAAGATTGACCTTAAACAGACCAAATGGGCTGATCTCATGGCAGATACGCCACCGATTCTCAAGGCAAACGGAGAAAAGCTGGACGGACCGCTTTTCGGAGTTCTACGGACGCCACAGGCGAACAATGTGGATATTAGCACACCACTGGGCTTGCCGGTTTTTGCTGAAGGCATTGAGGAGCTGGGAGACATTGATGTTGCGTATAGTCGGAACGCGGGGGAAATTAAAGACTCTCAGAAGATTGCTCTGTTAGATGATAGACTACTGATGCCAAGCGGTACACCTGTTTCAGCCATGTCACCACGAGGTATGGAGAACAGGCGAAACGAGATGAAATTGCCGCATTATGTCAAGAACGTGTTCGGACAGGACGAAAAAGAGTTTTATCAGGAAATCAATCCACAGCTCAACACGGATGCACGGTTGGCCGGAATCAATGCGCTACTGTCACAGCTTAGCTACAAATGTGGATTTAGCAGTGGTTATTTTGTGTTTAACGAGAAAACTGGAATGGTGACGGCTACGCAGGTGGAAGCGGACGACCGCCGGACAATTCAGTTTATTAAGGACGTTCGGGATAAGCTGGAGGATTGTCTGAATGGCGTAATCTATGCACTCAATGTTTTTGCCGACCTGTACGATCTAACTCCGGTGGGCGTTTATGAAACAACATACGACTTCGGAGACATAACCTACAACAGAGAAGAAGACCGTGCAAGATGGTGGCAGTATGTTGTACAGGGAAAGGTTCCAGCATGGCTGTTTTTCGTAAAATTTGAAGGAATGACCGAGGAAGATGCGAAAGCAATGGTCAAAGAAGCTCAGCCAGACGAGCCGACTTTGTTCGGCGATGAGGAATAATATATGCTTAGTCCAGAGTACTTGCGCAGAATCACAGAAGGCAGTGAACAGATTGCTGAGGAGTTACACCAGTATATTATATCTGAGATTGTATCTCGAATGATGGCAAGAATCGGAAGAGGTGAGGATTATATTCTGACCAATGCCGATGCGTGGAGAATCAGAACACTACAGGAATCTGGTGAACTGTTAGAAGACATTCTGGCAGAGCTGTCTAAATATACCAAGCGGCAGCAGGAAGAACTAAAAGAGGCGTTTGAAGATGCCGGAATCACTGCCCTCGATTATGATGATAAGATATACAAGGCGGCAGGATTAAGCCCTGTACCGCTCGAACAGTCGCCAGCTATGATAAGACTCATGGAGCGAAATATGCTTGCAACCATGGGCGAGTGGAAGAACTTCACGAGAACAACTGCAAGTGCTGCTCAGGCGTTGTATATCAACCAGTGTGACCTTGCATACAATCATGTGATGACTGGGGCAGTTGGATATACGCAAGCGATTAGAGAAGCAGTTAACAATGTTGTAAGCAATGGCGTTACGGTAACATATCCATCCGGCAGAAAAGATACAATTGAAACAGCGGTTGCACGCTCTGTCAGAACTGGCGTGGCTCAGGCTACTGGAGATATATCCCTAAAACGCATGGAAGAAATGAACTGGGATTTAGTTCTGGTCAGTGCTCACATGGGAGCCAGAACGGGCGATGGCGGTGAGAATCCGGGAAATCACGCATGGTGGCAAGGAAAGATATACTCTCGTTCTGGCAAGAGCAAGAAATTTCCGCCGTTCTCATTGACCGGATACGGAACAGCAAGCGGACTGTCAGGGGTCAACTGTCGGCATAGTTTTGGAGCCAGTGATGGAGAATTTAATCCCTATGCAGAATTATCAGCGCAGGACAAAGCCGACAAGGGAAAGCAGTACGAAAAGGAACAGCGGCAACGTACTTATGAGCGAAGAATCCGCAAAACGAAGAGAGAAGTCCTTGGACTGCAAGCAGGAGTTGACAATGCACCGAACGAAAAGGCGAAATTCGCATTACAACAAGACCTTGACCGGAAGTCTTACCTTCTCCAGAAACAAAATGCTGCATACAAAGATTACTGCAAGTGGAATGACCTGAGGGAACTGCAAGACCGGCTCGTAATAGCGAAATGGAATCGCCAGAACGCCGCTAAAGCCAGAGGAGCGGCAAAACGATATAAAACAGCAAAGGGGATTGACTGATGGATAGATGGGAATATTATAATCCGAATCCTGCCGGTAATCGAGTCGGAGATTGTGCTATCCGGGCAATATGTAAAGCAACCGGTCTTGACTGGGAAATAGTATTCGCCGGATTAATGGTGCAGGCATGCGCTCTGTCAGATATGCCAAGCGCAAATTATGTCTGGGGAGCGTACCTCTATAAACGTGGGTACAGGCGCAAACTGATTGAACAATCAGAGCGATATATCTATACAGTCAACGACTTTTGCACAGACCATCCGACAGGCACGTACATTCTCTGCATAGATGGTCATGTGGTGACAGTACAAGAGGGCAAATATTTCGATACATGGGATAGCGGTAATGAGATTCCGGTATATTACTGGGAAAAGGAGTAGCTAAATGAGCATATCAGAATTTGTACAAGTATTCCTCTCAATTTGCGGAGGAGTGTCTATTGTCGGAGGAGCGGTGGCCGTAATTCTTAAGTGGATTACTCCGGCATTTCGACTCAACAAGCGAGTTGAAACACTGGAAGAACATGATAAGCGTGACTTTGAGAGTCTTCAGAGGATCGCGGAGCGTGATTCATTGATTCTGGAAGTACTATCAACCATGTTGGATAGTCAGATCAGTGGGAATAATGTTGAGGAATTAAAAAAAACAAAGCAGAAGCTCACGGAGTATCTTGCACAGAATCAACGTTAGCATTGATAAGGGGTATGCTCATGAAATTATATGTGTTCACGAAAAAAGATATAGACAGGTTCTTGATAGAGTGTAATTTCACACCAGACGAAGAAAGACTGTTTCGGTTGAGATGCAAGGAATATACGCTTGAATACTGCGCTGAACAGATGAACGTGAGTATATCAACAGCAAAGCGGTTAAGCCGGAGGGTAAATAATAAAATAATCAAAGTGTGCTGATACTTTTTGGATACTAATTAGAGCCAGAAACGACCTGTTTCCGGTTCTTTTTTTATGTAAAAATATAATCAGAAAGGCGGTGTATAAGATGGCACTATATAACAATCCTTATCAATATAGTTTTGGCGTTCCGGGGCAGATGAACCAGTTCCAGCAACAGCCTGTCCAGATTCCAGCTCAACCAGTACAGCAACCACAGCAGAATAATAGCGGTATCCTGTGGGTATCCGGCGAAGTCGGCGCAAAATCCTATCTGGTAGCACCCGGGACAAGCGTTTTACTGATGGA